GCCTGATGCGATGGGAATTTGACGGGTTGAACCCGCAAATACCTGACCGCCTAGCAAATTGACCGGACGAAAGCCGTAAGGCTTGTCAATAGTCGGATATGCCATTTAAAGCTCCTAAAAAGTTATCTATTACCAGAGCCAAACGATACTTTTGAGTCGCGCTCAGAAAACATCGTTGGCATGCGCTGATCTTGAGATCGCAAGAAATTGTTATCCACAGATTCAACTTGCGCTTTTGCCTGTTTCGCGTAATGCGCGTTACGGGCATCTACAAATTCTGAAGGTGCTTTGCAAAGCATGAGACCGCCGTGCTCGACGTTCCCTTCTTTGTTTCCGGGTATTTGTAACTCTGGGTGATCCACCGATTTAACAGGAACCCAACCTTCACGTAGCTGACGAGATACATGAACAGATTGTTGTTGCCCCAATAAGTGGGTCATGATCCATCTAAACTCATATCCCGGCTGCGGAAGCGGACTGGGAAGGTTTGACGGGGGTGTATACACGTATGCGGCGCGTGTATCTTTTTCGCGGGTTTGAAGTTCGCGTGGTGTACGGTTTTCAGCCATTTGCAGTCTCCAGTTTAGCAAGTTCACGAGCGTACTGTTCAGTCGTCAAGCCCAATCGTTTAGCAACAGCCACTTGGGTTTGTGTTAAACGAATCTTTTTCGGTCCCGTAGTACGGGATACCGGGGCTACTACAGCAGCAGGTTTTTCCTTACGTGGTTTCTCTGGTTCATCCTCTGTAAAGTAGTCTGGAAAACGTCGTTTAATACGCGCATCAATCTGCGAAAAATACTCTTCACTGTCCTGCTGCGGGTCAATCCCCGAATTGACCAACTGCTTATGTGCGATCAACGCGACGGCGGTCATCTCGTCATCTGTTCCAAACCATTGATTTTTTGCTTGCCACCGCTTGGTAGCTGCATCAACGTATGGAGCAGGCGCTTCTCGTTGTTCTGTATATACTCCTTCTTGCGACTCTTGTAAAGGCATTGGCTTAAAAGATTTTGCCTCTGCAACCCGCATCTTTGCTTCAGTCAACATTTCTTGCGCTGCAACAATTTGGTCCGCGTCAAAGTTCTCGTGGGCCTCCTTGAGCTTAGCTTTCGCTGTATTGACCTCGGCTTCGGCGGCGGCTAGGGCGGTTGATGCGTACGCCTTTTCGCCAGTGACTACGTAATTTTTAAGCTTCTTATTCTCTTCAACAAGTTGCTGAGCTATACGCGCGAACTCTTGCTGCTCGCGTAACGCGGCTTCTTTAGCTCTGCGTTCGTCGTGACGCGCATGGCTAAGCTCCTTGATTCGCTTCTTTACCTTCTCGCTGTACTCAGAAAGCTCGTCTTCTGAGACTTCTTCTGGTTCCTTCTCAAGCGGCTTGCGCCCACGATCCGGTTCCGGGGTGTCATCAACAACTTCAACGTCTACATCACTGTCTTTATCGACGGTGACCGTAACGTCGTTACCCTGTTCATCAGGAAATTTAAACTCTTCATTTGTAAACTCTGACATAAATTACTCCTTGTTAAACGCGAGAGATTCCTCGGGGGTCTTGCACAACGGCTTCCACTTGATCGTCATAGAGCACGCGAAATTCTTTGCCGTGGATTAAAAGGCGCGTGCCTGAGTATTGGCGTGCGATGATGAAGTCGCCTTCTTTACACCAAGGCCCACTTGGATACTTAGAAGTATCTTTGTACGCATCTGGTCCAAGCTTGACGACAAACAGAACTACAGTTGCAAACTGTTCTTGCGTCTTGTTGCTATCCGGTCGAACAATATCTGTACCTTCAAACCGATCATCTATCTCGGGTACAGCACAAAGAAGTTTCCAACCCGTTGGGTCAGGCATTTGCTTTGCACGATCTTCGACTGGAATGTTTTCACCTTCAGTTGAATTACTCATCAGACTCCTCTTCTCTCTTAGCAAGGTCAATTAAATAACGCTCTGCGATAGCCAGACCTTGGATAACACCACAGAGGTAACGGTACTGCTCAAACGAGGCGCATTGACCAGAAGCAAGGTCGTCTGCGTAATTGTGCATATCTTTGCGTATCTGATTTCTCAGCACGGTATCAAACTTCTCTAGCACGGATTATCTCCCTGTTAATTTATCTCGCTGCGCTTGCAGTAAGGTACGACCAACTTCTGCACCGAGTTTTGCACCGGCGGTAGTTTCTTTAATACCAAGTTCTGCTTTCTTGAGATCAAGCTCGTCTGCTTTCGCAGCAGCGTCTGCCATGTCTCTCTTTGCCTTACGCTCAACTTCAGATGCTTTAATCTTAAGATCAGCCATCTGGATCTGAAGGAGTGGGTCCTGCATGTTCTGCTGTGCTTGCTGTTGCGCAACCATCGCTTGGCTCTGCGCCAAGACCTGTGCGGATGCTGCTGCCATGCGTTGCGAGAGCATCTTCTCAGCCATCGGAGGAAGACCAACATCACTCTCAACTTCAGGCAAGTCCATACCCATCGCCGTTGCCATACGGTTGCGATACGCAAACCCGACGTGTTCAGCAATATGCGCAGTGAGTGCGGCTTGAATTGCTTGTGCTTGCGGGTTCTGTCCGATCAACTGTTGCACCAATGGATCTTGCATCGACGCCATATGTACTTTGATATGCGCCTCATGATCTTGGTACGCAAACGCTTTGAGCGGTTTACCTTTAAGTGCGTTCTGATTCTCTTGCACTGGATCAACTGGTTTCTGATCTTCTTCAACAGGCACTAACTTCGCGGCATCCTTGATACCTAAGACCTGCAACATTTGACGGTGAAGGACGGGCAAGTTGTAAATTTGTGGGGCTGTTGCCGCCAACTGGATAGCTGCTTGGTACTGCACCACCCGCTGAGAAAGCGTCGCGGCGTTAGGATCAGATACCGGCAAGATGTCCACATGACTGTAGTCCGCCAGCTTCGCGCGTCTTCCTTGTGGGGCATCCACGTCATAGCTGTAATCCTCATCAGTGTAGTCACGGATTAAGCCAGAAATGAGTTGCAACTCTTGCTTGAACGAGAAATGCAGTCGTGCTTGAACTGCGCTCATCACCTTCAGAGTGCGCTCAAGAATGGCAAGGGTCGATCCAACCGGTGCTTGGTTGGACATATCAGAAACTTTAACGTCTGCCGTCGCAGCAAAGCGACGACCTTCATCAACGATCTTATCGAGTAAGCCCGCTAATACTTGGCTTGGCTCTTTGTATGGCAGAGGTAAGATGTTGTCACGTATCGTACCGGAGCCAACGTCCACATCACGGAACTCACCCGGTGCAATCGGTGTGTCATCTCCTTTAATACGTAATCCGCGCGACTTCAATCCACCCGGCAAATTCGATAACGTACCCGCGTCCACCAACTGACGCATGAGACTTGTTGCGCTCTTAGCAAAGCCACCGATCAAATGGAACAAACCAAAGCCATACGCACCGTAGCCGGGGATGTATTGGTAGTGTACGAAGTGATCGCGCTTTTGTTTTAAGTCATCTTCAGGGCGCCAGTTACGTTTGATCGCAAGGATAAGATCTAGTCCATCAACGATGGTCACGATGTACGGAAGCGCAAGTCCTGTTTCTTTACCGTCCTTATCTTTATCTTCAAAGCCGGGCAGATCTAACAGTACGTGGCATTCATAAATAACATAACGCGAATCGTTAACGGGGTCGATGCCGACTTCTTTATCTTTCTTTTTCTCGATCTCACTGGTGCCAAGCTTTGGTGGATCAGGCAAATCTACATCTCGCCAAAACCCGGCGTACTGTAAGCGTGTAACTTCATTCTCCGTTTTACGCATGCGCTGAGTAATGCGTTCGGCTGATGCCATATCCGATGTACCGTACGGCAGCATGATGTCTTCTGCTGGCACAAAGCGGCTGGTCTGACGCCCCAAGGCGATGTCGTAGTACACCTTCTTAAATGCGGATCCAGCACTCGGCAAGTTCCAAAGCATGCGCTCGTGCTCAGGCCGGAACTCCAACATATTAGATGTCAGCTGCCAATTCAAATCATCTGCTACACGCTTAGCTGCTTCTTCTTTCTCGCGCGTGTCTTTGCCAACGATCTGCGTCTTTACTGGACCTGCGGCTGGGAATGTCTCCATGATGGCTTCAGCTTGAAAGCGCACCACCGCTTCAGTGATCATCGGATGGAATACACCACACGCACCGGGCCAAGGCTCCGTGCGTTCTTCAATTTTCAAACCAAGTAACTGGATACCGTCGGTGTACATCTTCTCCCAGTCCTTGCGGGAGTTGATGTCGTTCTTAATATCACCAAGCAGATCACTTGCAAGCGTTGCTAGCTCGCGGTCATCCATCTGTTCAGCGAGGTTGTCGTTGAACGAATCTTCGGCGGGGTAGTTATCAAACTCAAGCTCGACGCCGCCCATCTTAATGTTGACCGACTCAGGATCCTCGATCTCAATTTCAATCTCAGGCTCCGCTTGCGCAAGAGCTTCTATCCCCTGCGGGGCTTCATACAGTGCTTTGTCGATTGCCATGATGTATCCTTAAATTAACGTCCAACGACCTTTACTATATTGTTCAGGCATTTTTATTTCCCCACCGTATTTTTTAGCAACTGTCGCTGGGATAACTTCCTTAATTTCTGTACCAAAATGAATGCCTGTACCTGCGTTACCAATTGGACTGTGACTATTGTATATCTCCATCGGGTTCAAACCAACTTGAGGGTGAAGAGAATAAGGAAATTCATACAGTACAGACCCCGCTTTACGCGGGCCAAAGTCTTCTGTTAGTTGCAATATTCCTTTGCCTGTTGCTTTGCCAGAAGCGTCTAGCTTTTGGACAATTTGCGTTGCAATTTCTGGGTTTTGAAACACTCCACCAAGTCGATTCACATCTTTTGGGTCAATAAAAACAGTTCTACCCGACCGTGGTTGAATGCCCTCAGTGGGATCTGCATGCGCTGCACCAGAACGATTTCGGGTTGTAGTATAGTTAGCATGATGCGCGTACGTCGATCCACGACTTGTTTTAAAAAAATTCACAACATCCGGCGTTTCTTTTAAAGCTTCATACCCAGTTTTTGCAACTTTAGATATTGGTTTAATTACACCGCCAGCTAACGGAACCATTCCTAAACTAGCCAAACCCATCCCCGCCAAACTGCCTTCACGCCGAGCCATTTCAAAATCTTTTGCAGACAGCGCAGGGCCAAGCACAGGATGAAACCCCGCTATCATTTCAGCGATTTCAGCAATTTTAGGCGATATTTCAGCCTTTTCCCTTGCTCTGATCTTCTCGCCTTGACGGATAAGCATGGGGTTCCCGTAATATGCTTTTGTCTCGTCTTCCATCTACATCTCCTAGTAATAACGGCGAGGACGATAGCGTTTCATGCGTATCTCCTCTTCTTCATCCAAGTCAACTTTAATAAAGTGCCCTTGCCGAAAACGCAGCAGTGCTTGTGTGGTCGTATCAACGTAGTCGTCGTGCTCACCCACCGGGAAAGCCGCG